CACAGATCCTCTACGGAGCCGCAGCAGAAATTCTCTATGAGCGAGAAGGACTCACCACAGAAGAGTTTGAAAGCATCGCCAGGAGAATCCAGATCATAGACAGAAAGAAGGATGCGACTAAAGCGTGGGGATACATCATTCCCCAGGTTCCCACGATCCGTAGTCCCTATCAATAATGTCCATCATAAGTACCGGCTCACGGGTAGATACCCCTTACGACATCTACTTAGAAGTAGATAACCAGAAGCTCGGTTTCATGCTGAACGATATCGAAGGTATTCTCGGCTACCGTGCATCTCTTTCTGAGCAGGTCACACCACAATTCAATACCGCGTCCTTTGACTACGCCTCTGTGCCAATCGAAGTAGAGATTCCAGTGGCCTATGAGAACTGGCAAGGTGGTTGTGGATTCAACTCGGTGGAGTATGAAGAGGCACAGTCACTGACGAAGTATTCGTTCACGAGAGGTGTGGATGCCAGTTACGCGGGGAAGCTCTATGCCGGACCTGATGTCGCATATCACCAGACTGCCGCAGCATCATCGCTATTCTTTACATCCTCTTACGGTAGTTCGCGTGACCCGAACCCAGAGGTGAAGTTTTACTACGCACCGAGTACAGGGTATGTGTGGGCCTTCGGAGGGCAGTTCCTGTGGTATTTCAGTGGTGGTACCACATGGACCCAGGCAAGCCTGAGCTTTAATGCTGGCTATGCGATTACCGACATCATTGATTACAACGACACACTGTTCGTGAGCGTTATGACCACCTCTACAGGCACACCGGTGAAGTATTACTACTCGACCGATAACGGTGCTACGTGGACGCAAAGCAATTTGTCGAACGCAGAGATGCTGTACTTCTCTATCCGGGGTGAGACATCTGGCAGTCCGTACTTGTGGGCAGTAAACGCAAACGGTGAAGTTCGTTCTAACACCAACGGCCAGAACGGTGGTGCCGCTTGGTCAGGAGCTATCGCATTAGGTGACACGCTGAATGACACCGTGACTGGCATGATTATTGGTGGCAACTTTATATATGTGTTCAAAGTAAATTCCATCTGGCGCACTGACGGATCTGATTCTCTCAGCGTCTGGGATAACACAGGCAACGCGGAGCCGTGGTACTCACGAGCCGGTAACGGGTCACGTCCGTTTGTGTGGAGCGATGGCAATATATATGTGCAGTACGGCAGACGCATCTTACAGATAGACCCGAACAACAATACACAGACGATTGTGTGGCCTCCCAGTGCGGCTCAGGCTGGCTCGGAAGAGTTAGACGGACGTATTACCGGTATTACTGGTGATTCCGAGTGGCTCTACTTCTCACTCGTGAACGACAGTGGCGTGAGTTACATAATGAAGGGTGTACCAGGAACCACAAACTTCCATACGTTGACGTACATCCAGTACCCAGCGATTAAAGGTATTGGTGTATTTGGTGCCGGATTGATTACTGACACCAACCCATACTTATTGTTCGGGACCGATGCAACAGGTATAGGTGCTCCTTCATACGGGTATCTCGGTGGCTTCAGACTGCCGAAGGTAGGGATGCTACCGGATACAGATCCAGATTACGCCTTTGATTCTGATTACACGCAGGGTCAGTATGTGGTCGGCCCCTGGGTGGATGTCGGGCAAGCAGCATCGAGCAAGCTCCTGAATGGTGCTCGTGTACTCTCCACCACTGCGAATGAGTCCTCCCCGACAACGATCAGCTATGTGACTGATACGACGAACTATGCAGATACGTTCCTTGAGAACGTGCGTAAAGGTGACATCACTGGGACTGAAATAGGTACTGCCACAGATGATGATGCGTCCTTCAGGATCACGACAGAGGTCAGGTTCAACAAGATTCGGTACATACTGAAAATGACTCGTGCCACTCCCAAGAACGTCGCATCGATTGACTCAGTGGTACTGGACACCACGATTGCTCCCAAGCGGAGACGTTTGTTTGAGTGCGACATCCTGATAGCTGACGATCTCCCACTCAAGGGTGGTGGTAATTCCCGGTACGGAGCGAAGGTCAGTGAGAACTTCCTATTCAACGCTTCTGACCGACTCATTACTTTGACAGACATATTCAACAGGACGTATTCAGTCAAGATGCTCAACCTTCGCGCTGCTGGCGTGATGGCGCGAGACGGTCGTGATTTACAGGTGTACACAGTGTCATTCGCCCAGATTAACCAACTTACGGATCTGGGAGACGATTTGATTTACGACGTAAGTGCGTGGAATACCGGAAGGATTTATTCATAATGGCTTTATCAAATGTTACTGCTGGCGACACCGCGTTAGCCGCTGACCTAAACCAATACAAGGAAGCACTGGAAGGTACCAGGGACTTCTCGCCTTTGATGAAAGCAGCGTCAGGGACGGACTTCTATGTACGGATGTCCAACACTGGTGGTGGTCAGTTCTTCAAGGTACAGAACTCCAGTGCTGCGGATGCGCTGGTAGTGAACTCTGCCGGAGTTGTGACTCCTACGACGTTACAGATTACCAACGAGGCATCTCCGTCTGATGTCACAGCAGGTCGTATCTCGTATAACTCCACAAAGAACGTGTTGGTCTACGGGAACGCTTCACAGGTGGTGGAGATCGCAGACGGCGCGAGTACCAACCTGGCGTTACTGGGGGCCGAACAGACCATCAATAACACCACGACACTCACTACGCTGACTGACTTCACTACGGCGCTCGTAGCAAATGGGACGTATGTCGCTGAGTTTGTACTGATCTACCTGTCAGGTACGACCCCGGATGTGAAGTTCAAGTGGGACATCTCATCGGTGTCAGGCTGCACGATTGAGTGGGGACAGACCGGATCGTCAGCAATCAACGCTGCTGCTCCGTCTGGTGGTGGAGCGATCACGACCTACAACTCTATGCACGACCAGACACAGACGATGGCTTTGGCAGGTCAAGGTACGGCGGCAGACAACAAGGTTGTAGTGCCAATATTCGCAACGATTCACAACAGCTCGACAGCAGGCAACCTGAACCTCCAATGGGCGCAGAACACTGCTGACGGCAGTAACACATCTCTACTGGTAGGTAGCTACATGAAGATAACGAGGAACGCATAATGAAACGACTATTAGATTTCTTAGCAAAGACATTCTATGTCCCGATCATTCGGTTCGGGTCGCTGAAATGGCCGACGTTACAGATACCACGTATGAGTCTGCGTCTACCGAGCATTGCCGGTCGGCGTATGGAGCTACGGTTCCCACAGGTGAGCATCAATTTGGGCGCATTGCGGTTGCCTGGGTCGTTTATGAAGGTGACCATGACCGGTATAACCTTCACCGCTATCTCCATCGCTGTGGTGCTGGTGTTCGCTGTTAAAGGAACTAACGCGAGTCCGATCTTCCCAGAGCCAGCACAGTACCAGGTAGCAGCAGTAGCCCCTGACCAGACGCTCAAGGTTGGTGAGGACTGGGTGGTACCTGAAGCCGCCTCGACGGAAGAACGCCGTCTTATGACCAACACTCTCAAGATCAACATGAGTGGTGCGAGAGCGAGTTACATCACCATTGATGATGTAGACATTGGAGCGACTTTCGGCAGTGCCACCGACACTATCAAAATCATTGGTGCTACTGGCAAGGTGCTCGAATGTGAGACCGTTTTGCTGGATAACATCACCGCTACCAAAATCGTCATAGGTGACAGCCAGTTCCATACGATGAATATCTTGGGAAATCAAGCGTCAGGTATCAGTATTGGCGGTACGCTATCGAGCACTCCTGCGGCGATAACGGTGCAGTCCGAGAGAGGGGCAGTCAGTATCCCCTCCGTTGGTGGCGGTGGAAGCTCATTCGACAAAATTGAAATCTCAACTATCACGGCTTCGAGTCAATGCAAGCAGCTAAAGATAGCCAACGTGCGCGCCTACGGCGGTGGTATTAGCATAGCCAACCTTCATGCAAAAACTTTCACCCTTCAGAACTCCACGTTCGGTGCGGATTCGTCCCTGGAAACTTTTGAACTGATCGTAAATCCAACCACCCTATATTCTGTCGGTACTTTTTCCAACAACGTCGAGAAATCAATAATCGTAAAATGAAACGCTTAGTCGGAGTCGGGCTGGCGCTGGGAGTATTCCTCCTACTACCGGCTGCGCTTCCGCAATATACAGGCGTGTCGTATGAGCCAGTCACGGCTGCGTACACCCCGACGCTGATACCAACACCTGTTTTTGAGCCACAACCATCACAGATAAGCGTCTTTGACAGGGTGCTCCCTGATGTACACGTACAGGTGGAAGAAGCGGTCGTTCCAGTCCAGTACATGAGCTACTGGGAACTGATGTTTGTGTTAGCTGAGACAAGTTGGCGACCCCACATAACTTCCAACACGTTCTATGCGGAAGAACTAGGGATGTTCATTCACGACGATTACTACCGTGACACGCTTTACAAGATCATGATGTGCGAATCCACAGGCAGACCCGATGCTATTGGGGATTCAGGCTCTTCCTATGGTCTGTTTCAAATCAACATGGACTACTGGTCTCAGTTAGTAGGGGACCGTAACGTACTCGATCCGTATGACAACGCACAGATCGCTTATGAGATTTGGATGCTACAGGGATGGGATGCGTGGAGTTGTTATGGCGGATGAGCAGCCTAAGCTAGAGGAGAAGACCGGAACCTATGTATCTGGTACAGAAGTTATCATCCTTGTCCTGTTTACTCCCATTGTACTTACCTGGATATTCTTATCGGCCAGGATCATCATGAGTGCAACTTCAAACCCAGAGACGCTCGCCAATCTGGAACCCCTCCTCCTCGGCCTCTCGATCATCACACAGGTGGTGGTTCTAGGATTCACAGAGCTTTGGAAACGCTATTCGGCGAAGGAGTAACTAATGCCACGTACATGCCCGGATTGTGATGAACGCTATTGGGAGAAGTGTCAGTGTGGCTTCGACCCTGAGATGGAGGAAGCAGATGTATGAGTACAGAGTCATACTCGACCGCGTAGTGGATGGTGACACCGTGGACGTGGATATCGATCTGGGGTTTGACACCTGGCTCTCTAAGCAACGAATCCGCCTCTATGGGTTGGACACATGGGAGAGCAGGACGAGAGATCTGGAAGTCAAGGCGAAGGGTTTGCTGGCAAAAGAATTTACCAAGCAGATGGTTTCGGGAGCAGAAGAGATCGTGCTTCTCAGCTATGGCCGGGGTAAGTACGGAAGGACGTTGGGTGAATTGATTTGTGACGGTGTAAATCTGAATGATGCGCTCATAGAAAACGGTCATGCAGTGAAGTATTACGGTGGGAAAAAGACTATATGAGTTGCATTGATGTAGAACAAATGTTCTATAATAAACGAAGCAAAATAAGGGGTGACGTATGGAGATCTCCAACTGATAGAAGTACTACTTTTTCTCACCGTCCTAGTGATGGGTGGGGGCTGGGTAGTGGAGTGGTTCTGTGATGAATTTAGGAAAAAGAAAAAATAGCTTTCGCTTCCTACGCTCCCCTGTCACTCTCATCCTCGTCAGCCTGTTCGTCGTGATATTCGTTCCGACGTACTTCGCTCTGTCCTGGTTATTCAAGTGGATGCCTGAGCAAGTGGTAGCTGCACTGAACCCAATGGCGAAGGAGGAATCAGATGCCGTCAACGTATAACGGTGCTCGAGGCTGGATGCCTGATGTCGATCACATAGCGACTACGATGTACGGCTACACTGACGTACCTCCTGAGACGATGGAACCAGTCGCTGTAATCAACCACATCATGCAGGGCTATGCGAGAACCATGATTGAGTGGGCAAGAACGAACTCAACTCAGAAGTCAGCACACTTCATTATCGACCGTGATGGGAACATCACCCAGACTGTGAGCATCTACTCCCCTGCATGGCACGCAGGACGTACAGCAAAAGTTACTTGGGATTCATTTCCAAGCGGTAACCCAAATAAGTACACTGTAGGTATCGAGCATGAGGGCTTCAGCGTGGACCCAGGGTATGGGTATGACTTCATCTATGAGGACGGCTGGCCTGACCCAATGATGGAAGCATCCGTCCAGGTACATAAATGGATACTCGGTGAGCTTGGGTTAGAGGCTACTGACCAGACTGTGATCGGTCACAACGAGACTGACGGTGTGAGCAGAGCCAACGATCCGGGACCAGCGTGGAGTAAGGATGTACTTCTCGGCATGATTAACGGCAGTGAACCACTCGAGGCAGTGGCATCAACTGAAGAACGATTAGCAGCAGTGGAAGCCAGGCTGTCACACATCGAAGAAGCGATGGATGTGCTTGCGTCTGGTGGACTCTGAGGAAGGAATGACAATGCTTACTGAGGAATATAAGGACATCGCTGAACGTGCAATTTCTACTGGCGTTCAAGCGGCAATAGGTGTGACTGCTGGTATGTCACTAGCGAACGTGGACATGGATGCTATGGCGCTTATCGCCACTGTGTTTATAAGTGCGGCTGCGAGTGTCGTGAAGTCAGGAGTGGCACAGAAATTAGTAGGAGATGATACGGCAAGCCTGGTGACGTTGAAGCGTGACCCAAAGACAGGCCGGTTCATGTCCGCAAAGAAGGGTAAGAAATAATGGCAAGCATCGAGAAGAACGGTAAGCGTGTATCAGCAGTTGGAGTACCTGAAGTGTACCCAGCACCTAAAGCCAAGCCAGGTCCAAAGAAGAAGGCAAAAGAGTAGTAGGTGTCTTATCGCTCACGACCGAGTAGAATACCTTTGGGCCTTTAGCTCAGTTGGTAGAGCAATGGACTCTTAATCCATCGGTCGTGGGTTCGAGCCCCACAGGGCCCACCATTTATACTCAGTCCAACGGATCGGAAATACGTTTATAGCTGACGCTATAGCTGACAAGTCTCGTCGAAACAATGCCCGACTATGAACGACATCATTCGAGAACTCCCACGGAGTAATCTCTGGAATCCTTTATGTTGCACAGGAAAGACCGCGTTTGCTAGTCGAGTGCCCGAGGGTGTCATTTCCGTGAATCGGGTTAAGAGTCCGTTGCTCTTAGGGAGTAATGGCTTTTTTTTCTGAAGCTATTACTGCGATTCACGGAAATGAGTATGTCTCTATTGAGTTATAACTGACAGTATAGCTGACAAGAGCAGCCCCCTCAGATAAGTTATAGCTGACAACATCACCCTGTAAGTGCGGTTCCTCCAATCTTGCTGACTACCTCCTGTTGGTCCAGCACCATGTTGGATCTAAGGTAATGGTCGGTAGTACTGGCCTTCGTATGACCGAGAGCATTCATCATCTCAGTGATGGTCATTCCCTTCCGTATACCGAAGTATGAGAAGGTGTGCCGGAGGTCATGGAACTTAGGAGCTTTGAAGGAACGTGTCCTTACTCCATCGTCGTTCGACGAGCCAGGGCGGTCCCAACCTATTGGTGGCTCGAGTAGCAGACAACGGTCTGACCAGTTGCTTGAGTAGCCACTCGGGTTATAGAAGTCACCATTGATGTCTGTGACCACGTAACCCCGATATACGAAAGACGAGCCAATCGCCCTGCGGAACTCTGCCTGACGTACCTGGTTCTCATCCAGTAACTCTGTCATGAACTGCGAGTCGTGTATGCCTACAATCCGCGCCCGTTTACCTTTAGTACTCGGGTCTGGTCCCCACACAGCCGGAGTGCCTGTCTCCTTATCGGCTTTAGCAAGTAGCTTAATGCCACCTTCGATGCGTAGACGCTCGACCGCTCCGTCCTCGTTACGGAGAACGTGGTTCTGCTTGAGTCCGGATATCTCCCCAGCCCTGAGTCCTGCGTGGATAGCAATCATGGCAGCAACATAGGTGTTCCAGTCCAAGAACGAATGCACAGGAAACTGCGCTTTCAGTTGCTCAATGTCCTCAACCCAGAGCGACTTGCCCATGTCCTCGCCATCGCGGAGAGGTACGAGCTGCGTCTCATCGTCCCGTGTCACTGTCAACGTCTCAGCGAAGTTCGGTCCTGCGTAGAGCCGTCGCTTCCTGGCGCTCTCGAGGACGTGTCCAAGCACGAGCTTGTACTTGTGTACCGTTTTCGCCGCCCGTGCTTTATCGATGTCCCCGAAATGGTTTTCCACCAAGTCCTCGTTGAGTCTATCCAGCCGTACATCGCCTATTCGGTCGATCCACCACGTACACTGCCGAACGCTATCTACCCTGTGCTGCTCAGAGCACAGCTTCTTTGTGCCTTTGAGGTACATGGATTTGTTTTCTATCCAGTACTCAGCGACTGCCCCGAACGTCAGACCGTCTGCGGTCATACCGTGCGGACTTTCAAAGTGATTCTCTACATCCCGATAGCATCGCTTACTACAGGCTGTGACGTTTTTTCGGTCACCCTCAAGAGTGCGGGTTTGCTCGGACCACACCACACCTTTCATCCCCTTGACCACCATGACCTGGCAGTCAGGGGCCATACATATCTTTTTAGTTATTCTTGACAACGGGTTCTCCTTTGATTAAATCCATTGCAATTTGCCTTTCCATTGGAGTCCAGAGCAGTTCAGTCGGTACGTCGGGATACTCCATAAGAATGTCCGTGACGTTAGGCATAAAGAATCCAGTGAGGTGATCTCTCGCCTGAATGATCTCTGCCATCGCCCCTTGGTATAACTTATTGGTCCCGAAGAACTGTCTGCTCCAGACACTTGCCTGATACCAGTGATGATTGATTGACGCTGTGAACGTCGCTCGATCTACATTGATCAGGCGCTTCCGCACTTCGGCGAATGAGAAGGTAGGCTGTTGTAGATCTCCTGCCTCACAACAGTCGTAGTGTCCACTCTTCATACCCACCCATAAGAATAGGTAGTGCGCTAATGCGACCGAACCTTCGTCCGGCCATCTATCCCATACTGCCTCGAACTTAGGTAGGAACACCGTCGGTGGATTTGCTCCATCGGGGTGATACCCAAATTGATCAGAAGGAACTTGCGTCCCGTCGGGCAGGGTCATGTTGCCGAGCTCAGATATAACAAACCCTTGAGTGACTGCCAGTTGCCTAATACGCTGGCCCACCATCTGCCCGACCTCTAAGGGACGCTCGAAGATATTATCCAGCGTCAGCTTGCGTAATGCAGCTAGTCGCGGATTATCTCCAGCGAAGTAATCTTCTATTGGATTGGAACTACGCTTCGCTCGTAGCTTCAATGCCTCTTGGTAATTCTTGCCCATCGTAGTTAATTCCCCCATTGATTAACTTTGCTTTGATGAGAACAGCAATGACTGTTTCGTCCCAGTCATATCGCTCGCATTCATCCTGACCGATTATCTGTTTCGCAGCTTCCCGCAGATCCAGGTACCGATCATCGTCCTCATATCCGAGTAACCAATTTGGTGTCACTCGGAGAATCCGACACATCTGTATCAATCTCTTCGTTGTTATCTTCACCTCTCCATTCTCTACCCGACCGATCCACCAATACTTCGGTGCTGGTTTGGGTAGCAACTTTGTTGCTTCTGCCTGGGTAAATCCGAGCAGTTGACGACGCGCCCGCAGACGTTTGAGAAATTGCTTCTCCGGTTGCGTCGAGTTCCAGTTCATGTTTGATCCTCTCTCTTTCATGTTTCTCCTGTGGTGATAGTAATGGTGGGCATCCTCGCGCGTCAACGGGCAAACCTACCCAATCTATGATGTTTTCGGGCGGGATCGGCGGCTCGCATTTGACGAACTGCTAGCACGCTATTAAGTTAGTCAAGCCAACGGGATACGTTGATCAAGTATTGGCAAAGGGGGTTAATGATGAGCACAGAATGCCTACCCACTCACGTTTATAACTTACATGAGACAGCCCAGATACTGGGAGTGAGTGAGTACACCGTTCGAAGATATGTTCGGGACGGAAAGCTGAAAGCAGCAAACTACGCGGGTGCTAATACTCAGCGTCGGGTGATGGGCAGCCAGATCATATCGCTCATGGAAGATGGGGACGGTGCTCATGGCCCGCAATAAAAAGAGGACCAGTGCGATCAACACCGGTCCTCAACACAACGGAGACAAACCTGAGAAGGTAGGCTCCGCAGATATATTACCACAATACATTTCAGAGAAAGCATTGTTCGACGAACCTCAGCATGACATTCGTACCAAATACCACTACGGCAGGGGATGGAAACACGCTTCGAGAGGCGCAGCTTCCTGGTCCCTGTACCACATCCAATCATCCGGTGTTTGGTACATCGTCAATGAGCAAGGTGGCTGGGTACAGGTCATAGAAGGCAACACCCCGAGTGCTGCACAGGCATTCAACCTGTACGCAGAAATTTCCCAATACCAACGAGAAGAAGGCGGCTTATTAAAAGCTATGGAAAGGATACGCATAGGAGATGGAGACATTCGATCAGATAGTCCAGAGGCAGAAGGACAACATTCACCAGTTTGAAACCTGTTGGGATGCAGTCAACGGGAGTCGTGGTGAGGCCACAAAAGCCCGAGCAGAACAGCTTGCCATAGAGGACACATTTGGTACTGCCGAAGGAAGCAATCAGGCAGCCAGGGACAAGTGGTTACGGCAGAAACAGAAGGACAGTACACGGTGGGTGGCACTAGAAGCTGAGGTATCCGGTGCAGCAGCCGTTGTAGCAGAGAACGAAGGCAGAAAAGAAGCCTTGAAGTACACCATCCGACTGACTGAGCGTGAGTTGGAGTACGCAATAGCGGAGAAGCGAGGAACGAATAATGACTGATGACACAACATTCCAGGAACAGCTCGATAAAGAAGGACTGGAGTCTGGTTCAAAGATTCAGTTCAGTGTCCCTGACGTGCCATACAGCGCGATTACATACGACCTGAAGGACGATCCTAAGTTAGCTATGTGGCTGGCAGACCAATGGAGACTGGCCTATCTCGAGCAGTTCGATGAGGGCGTAGCTACCAACGAGGAAGCACCAGCCCCAGTGATACAGGAAACCACGCAGGAGATAGAGGCTGACGGAAAGCCAATGTACGAGGTTCGCACTGTAAATGGTGACACGTTCCCTGTGTGTCCTGTCCATAAGTACAACGGGAACCCGAGCAGGTTCTTTCTCAACACCTACCCGCCCGAACAACGGTTCATGTTCAAGTTCGAGAACGTCGGACTACAGGAGAACACCTGGTTCTGTGGTGGCATGAAAGTAGTGAACGGCAAGAAGGTCTGGTGTGACCGGTTCGTCAGCGAAGCAGACTTCAGACAGAAACACATTGTCTTTTAGGGGGAACAGATGAACAACTGGGTAGCGACACGCATTGGCGCATTAATTGATGAATGTTCTTTCTGCTACGACCCCGTCTACTGGGAGTCTGGCAAGAAACGTAATGCTCAGGATGGTGAGCGTCATGGCTGTACCTATGCTGACGCACTCGCTGCCAGTCGCAGGAGACTAGCCGGTCCTATCCCCACCTACGAGAGAGAACTTATCGAGGAACTCTATTCCTCTGACATAGAGAGTGAGTTACCTGAGAGTGCTGATGAAGAGTGGACGGTCAAGGTGGAGGTGGAACGGCCTTGAGGAAACCACAGATTGTCTATTCGCCTACCAAGCATACCTATCTGTTCGAGCAGGATGTGATTGTCACCCTCAATGATGTGAGGAAACAGGCCAATGAACTGAAGGCTGAAGTAACAGTCAGTACTGGTAATGATCCTAAGTACTACGCGACGGTGAACCTCAATTCTGGTACTACCCGTAAGTCCCTGGGGAAAGACCTGTCCAGTTTGTATGACATGGCGGATGCTGACGAGTGGACCAAGGCGCTCATGCAAATAGCTATTGAGTCCACAAAACAATTCAACAACCGAAACGACGATCCCGTGAGGCTCGCTGCTGAAGAAATGAACTATGGGGGTGAAGTCTCCCTACTCGAGCCGCTAGTCCCTATGGACGGAATGACCATGCACTTCGGTAACGGGAGTGCTGGGAAGAGTCTATTTGTCCTCGCCCAGTTGGTCACAATCGCTTCAGGATATCCCGTACTCGGGGTGAGTCCTGCTGAGACTGGCAATGTACTGCTGTGTGACTGGGAGGACTCTCAGCAGACGCATCTGGAGAGGCTGGTAGCTATCTGCGCAGGGGCGAACATCCCACAGGAATCGTTGATAGATACCTTCATCTACCAGCGTATGCGCAGTTCACTCAAAGAGTCGCTTGCTGGAATACAGGAGTTGATTCACAAGGAGAACATTAAGTGCTTGGCAATCGACTCCATAGCTATGGCTGCTGGTGGTGACCCCAGCGATGCCAGCCTGATGATCGACACCATGACAAAAGCTGCAGGGCTGGGTGTGCCAACCATAATGATTGCGCACATACCCAAGTCAGAGATAGATGATGAACCACTCGGTCCTATGGGGAGCCAATACCAGTACAACTCTGCTCGGTCACTGTTCCGCCTGAACAAAAAGCAGGAACTCGACCTGGATGAGTCACGGGTGTACGTCACGAACACAAAGATGAACCGAGGCAGACTCCGGTCCCGTATGGCATGGGATGTGGAGTTTGTGAACGACGATAAAGAACATATGCGGAGTGTTACCTATACCAGAGCACTCGCTAATGACTATGAAGAAGATATGAAAAAGCCTGCCAATCAGATGTCGGTGAAGGACTTTCTCATACAAACATTTGACGAGAACCCAACGAGTGCCTATTCAGTGGCACGTCTTAAGGATCTCATTAAGGAGGATCTCGGTAAGGACATCAAGGAAAATTCCTTACGCAACACACTGTCCAGAGGTAAGAACGAAGGGCTGTTCTACATCTACAAGACAGACGATAACGGTACTAACTGGTGGCAGTTAGCGGAGGCCGCACCTGATGCGCACCCTCTTCTTTAATACCCCCTGCACCAAGGTGCGCACCACGCTACCACCACCCCTAATGAAATTAGGGGGTGGTGCGGGGCGCATGGTCGAGTTGTAACGGTGTGGTTGTACATTCCAAATACCTCAGCATCTGTAGCGGAGTCGGAGGACTCGACCTTGCAGTTGACCTCGGCAGTAGCGGAACGGCTCAGTGCGTCTGCTACGTTGAGAATGAAGTCACTGCAGCCGCAGTCCTGGCAGCGCGTATGGCGGACGGAGCGTTGGCTGAGGCTCCTGTCTGGAGTGACCTCAAGAGCTTCGACTTCAGTGAGTGGCTCGGAGTGGATGGCATCATTGCCTCCTACCCGTGCGGTCCGTTTTCGCAAGCCGGAGAGCGACGGGCGACAGATGATCCGAGACACCTCTGGCCGTACATCAGAGACGGACTCGAAGCAATTAAGTCTACCGTTTCTTACATCTTTATCGAAAACGTCACCGGCCATCTGCACCTCGGATTCCGTGAAGTCGCCCGAGACCTGGCAGCGTTGGGCTACCGCGTTGCGGCAATACTGGTCCAAGCGTCCGAAGTCGGTGCCAGTCACCAGCGTGAGCGGCTATTCATACTGGGCTACGCCGACCGCGAGGGACGTGAAAGGCTCAGTGACCAACGATTCACTGGTGCGGGGCGATGGGAAGGTCCGTCTGGACACGCTGGATACTCAGGCAGTGAGATGGGAAGCGCAGGCACCTATGCCTTTCCGCCAGTATCACCGCTATGGCCGTCCGTTCCGGTCGGACTACATCCATCGACGCTTAAATCCGAACTTCACCGACTGGATGATGGGATGGGGGGCTGGCTGGACCTCTCTCGGACAGACCGTATACGCATTGCCGGGAACGGAGTTGTCCCCGAGCAGGGAGCCACAGCATGGCGAGAGTTATGGAGAGAGATAGCTGATGGAACATAAACACTTCTGGCAGTACCCAGGTTTCGAGGATGAGCTGACGAACACTCGTTACTGCAAGACCTGTGGTGCGAAGAAGGTGTATGAGCGTCTTGTGGATTACGAGC